TAGTGTGCTAATAGTGACGGAATTCGAGGCACACTATTTGTTATTTCCGTTTAGAATCATGGGGTTATGGGCACAAAAAGTGCTACTAGTGCTAATAGTGTGCCCCTAGATATATACCCTGTGGAAAACTACCCGACAAATAGTCTACTAGTACTACTAGTCTGAGGCTGGTTTGAGAGTTATCCACAGAGTTAAAACCAGTATCAAAGCTTTTTATCTGGTAATACTATTAGTAGAGGATAAGTGTCTGATTCTCAAAGAGAACAACAAATAGTGTGGACTTTGTTTTATCTACTTTTTGCTCACTATTAGTAGGATTTCCGCGCAATTGAGCGGAAAGCCTGATCTGCGGGGCAGGGATGGGACGCAATCACTATTGTGCTTTTGACATTGCGGACACATATATCCCCCGCCCTAATGGCAGAAAGGTATATTTACATGGTTGAGATCGTCAAAGGTGGAGCGGACAAGATCAAGCACCGGTCCGAGCGGTTCAATTGGCCGTTCAAGGAAATGGAGGTGGATGATCTGGTTGTTTACCGGCCCAGCGATAAAGGGGCGGATCGGGCGCAGCGCATGGCGCACACATACGGCGGGTTGTTCGGGCGGAAATTCGCCACCCGCAAGATTGATGGTGATCTGAATATCTGGCGGGTTGCGTGATGGAATTGCCGGGTGGTTTTGTGCCACCCGGTTTTCATTTGGCGGGCTGATCCGGGATAGGGTCTGCCCTCTCCTTCCATTTCCGGGGGCGGGTCGGGTCCATATCGTAGCCGCCGTTCTCTTCCTCGCTGTAGGGAAGCGGGCGGTCTACGTGGCGGATCAGCCAGTGCGGCGTGATGCGCTTTTGCTCCAAGGCCAGCAGCAGCAGATCGACATATTGCGGGACAGGTGTCTTGCCAGCCAGCCAGTGCTGGACTTGGCGCAGGCTCACACCGGTCATCCAAGCCACATCAACACGGCGCAGTCCAAGGCGGACAATGCGCGTATCTAGCTGGGTGGCTGTCGAGCGTTTCGATGGCTTGAGGGCGGGGGCGGTTTTGGCAGGCTTGCTAAGAGGCATGGGTGTTTCCTGTAAGGGATGGGTGCTGTTCGCGCTGTAGGGTGCCTTTCCGGGCAAATTAGGCGGCATCCGCGAATAGGGTTGCGGTGTGGATGCGGTCGCGTTCGCGTAGGATTTCTATCGTCGCGCGGATCGCCTCCAGCAAAGTGTCGCCAAAGCAAACGGCCCCGTGATGCCCAGACACCGCTGGCAAATCCTTGTCCCATAGCGCGCTGCACATGAAACGGGGGCTGCCGCTCACCATTAGCAGTTCAAGGCTGAACGTGCGTAGGTGATAGCGGGATTGGATGATCTGCATCGCGGCGGACAATTCGGTCGTGTCGATCATGGTAGGTTCCTTTCAGGTTAAAGGGTTTCGGCGAGGCATTGCTGATTGCCAGCGCAGGCCTGCAAGACATCCGTGTCGGCATAGTGCCAGACGATTAGGGCGATGATTGTTAGGGTGATTAGGCGGGTGGGGGTCATATCAGATACTCCCGGTAGTTGTTTCCAGTTGCGAGGGTGATGGCCCTACGAGCCAGACGCGCCGTGTGTGGGTATTCTCCAGCTTCCTCCAAAGCGTCCAATGCCCCTTTCAGCGCCTCAAGCAAAGCAGGCGCGGCGACGATTAGTTGGGCGTTAGCTAGGGTTTCTTCCACGCCGATCTCTGGCGAGGCCTCGCTACCCATGTCGGCGATGCAGCGGCCATCATTGTCATAGATGGCAATGAAATCATCCGTCATCGTCCAAGGGCCGGGGGTGTGGGTGGTGGTGGGGGTCATATCAATCTCCATAGCGTTCGAAAAAGCGGTCCCATGCCTCTCTGGTGTAGGGGCTGGGGCTGGGGTTGTACGTGCGGCCATTGGCATCCACGAAACCCCGTGATGGGTCGTAGGTGGTGATGACCCAGTGATCCGGGCCGTTGGTGTCGTACGGCTGGCGCTGCCAGTTGATCCGGCTCTGGCATTCGCGATAGGTGTCGGGCTCAAGGTTAAGCACCCAAGGGCTACCTTGGGCATCCCCGATAACGTGATATTGTTTGTCCATGTCAGTTGCTCCCGGTTGCGAGGGCGATGGTGGTGCGGCAGTGGCCGCAGGGCGCGCTTTTTGCGCTGTAGCATGGCGCGAATAACTTGCCGCTGCGCTTGATGCAGGCTGCCCGCAGGGCTGGGGTCCATCCGCTGGGGGTGTGGGTGGCGGTGGGCATTGGTTGGGTTCCTTATGTCAAATTTTCGTGGAAGGGTTAATAGGTTTTATATTCAGCGGCTTCCCGCCATGCGCCGCAAGGCGATGGCTTGGCATTGCTGATAGGATAGGCGTGGGCGGCGTTGCCAGATGGCATCCGCTATAGTTTCCACCTCATCCGCTAGCCGATAGGCAATGGCGCGGGCTTGTCTGTCTGTGATTGTCATTGGCTCAAGCCTCCCCGCTCTTGGCATAGGCGATGCCCTCGGCCAACGTGGCAAAGTCGCGTTCGCGGTTAGTCAACTGCCCGCGCTCATTGCGATAGCGTTGCGTGGCGAGATACGGCAAGCGCTTGCACCATTCGCGCGGCCCCCATACGATGCCGAGAATGTCGCCAGCGGTGCCGCGCACGATATGGCTTTGGACTATCCTGTTCATTGCGCAGCCTCCATATCCTCTAGGGCAAAGTCCAACGCGATAAGCGCATCAAGGGCAATGCTGTCTACCTTGGCGCAATAGCGCGCTAAGTCTTGTTCGGGGCAATTGGCTATTTGTTGCAATGCTTTATGAGCGACTGCTAACATGGCGCGATAGGTTTCTTTTGTGTCGTTCATGGCTCAAATGATCCTCACATGCCACGGAGCGCGGCGCGGATGGTGGTGGCGCTGTAGGGTGCGCCATCTGGGGTCTTGTGCTGATTAAATTCGCGGAGGGCTTCGTGCATCCGGCGGGCTGCAACGTTGAGGGTCGGCCCACGGCGCACAAACTGGCGGGCGAGATCGTACAGCCATTCGTCATTGTTGATCCACAAGCTGACATTCCAGTGATTCCAATTGCGGTGACCTTGATAGCTCATGGTGCTTTGCTCTTTCTTTGTGTTGCACCGCCTCACTAGAATAGGGCGAGCGGACCTGTCAACGCAAAAATTGCACAAAGGCAAACAATCGTGGGCAAGCAAGGATCGTGCCAAATTGCGCGCGCCCAGTCCCATGCAAGTATCATGCCAAGTCCCCGCCCTTTGCCAGCCAAGCAAGAATCGTGCCAAGCGACCATCCCCGCCCCCCCCTTTTTGTTCTGGATGGTTCCATTGGGGGGTTACAAAGCCACAAATCCGCATAACCTCCAAAAACCACTTGCCCCAACATCCCGCCCCATGTAGTTCGTTCTGGCACTCTCCAGTGCCTTGGTTCGTTTGTTCCTCCAGTAGACTAGCCCCTGCCCTTTTCTGGGTGGGGGCTTTTTTCTGGACCAAGCCACTCTGGCGCAGACACCCCCTACCCCCTTGCGATATAAAAGGGGCGGGGGTATACCCAAACCCATGTCCATTGTAGAACTCAACGAGCGCATAGCAGCAGGTGCCACGAAAGCAGTTGGCACCATGTGGTGCGTCTACGGGTTTGCCTTTATGACGGCTGTGCCGTTCTTTGTTCCCTCGCTTGACCAGCCAATCCAATACGTGTCGTCTGCGTTCTTGCAGTTGATATTCTTGCCGCTCATCATGGTCGGGCAGGCTGTTCTGGGTAAGGCTGGTGAATCACGGGCACAGCAGGACCACGAGATACTTCTGGCGCAGTTTGAAGAGCTAAAGCAAATGCACAAGGAACTGAGCGAGGCTGTACGCAAAGCGTAACCGCACCATACCCCTTGCCTCCATAAAAAATTCCGCTAATGTGCTGCCCATATTCAATGGGATTGTACGACCGTGGCAAAGGCGCCTGCTCCTAAGAAATCCGTGTCTCCGTTCAAAAAGGCTGCATCCAAGGCTATTGTGCCCGTGGATCCTGAGAACTCGGACAGCGCAGCATGGTTGGCTGGCGGCGATGTAATGAACTTGCCGCTGGACGATGATCGTGCGGAAACTGAGTACACGGTTTCACCGTTTCGTGCATTGTTGGCTGATCGTCCTCGTAATCCGCAAAAGGGTGAGCATATTCCTACAGCCAAGACGCGCCGTGGGGTTATGTATGCGTCTGGGCTGGGACTGCCGCAGGAAGCGATTGCCCGGATCATGGGCATTGGCATTGACACGCTGAAGAAGCATTACGAGGAAGAGTTGTTCGCCGCGCGGCATGTGATGGTGAACGACATCCAGACGAACCTGTTCAACATTGCGCGCGATCCTAACCACAAGGGTACGGTGCAGGCTGGCATCTTCTTGCTGAGCAAGTTGGGCGGGGATGAGTACCGGGACAAGAAGTCCGTGGAGCTTACAGGCAAGGATGGGCAGCCCTTGCAGATTGACCAGCGGACGCAGACCGTAGACCCAACGATGCTATCTATGGAGCAGCGGGATGCCTTGCGGGAGATTATGACGGCTGCAATCAGTCTGGCAAGGCAACCCGCCACCCAGCCCATCGAAGGCGAGTACACTGAAGTTACAAATGAAAACTCCGACAATACGGATTGATAATATGACTCCCGAAACCACCTTTACGGCGCTTGTGATTGCCCCAAAGAGCATGCTGCTGACCTTGACTTACATCATTCAGGGGCGCTGTGCGATTTGCTCTCCGGGACACGCCCTTACGGGGCGCGGCTTCAACGAGATCTACGCATTCGGCGGGGAATGGGAGCTTGAGCCGGGCATGGATCAGTGGCTGGACTCCGTGCGACAGCGGTTCAATCATCCGGGGCAGGACATTCGTTGGATCCGATGATCGACATTGACATCAGCCAACTGGACCCAATGAAGCAGTTGCAGATGCTTGACCGCGTCGACTGTGAGGATAGCCTGTACTACTTCCTGACGCACGCGTGGAAGTACATTGACTCGAGTCCGTGGCAGGATGGCTGGCCGATTGAGGCGGTGGCGGAGCATTTGCAGGCTGTGGTTGATGGCGACATCAAGCGGCTGATCATCAACATTCCGCCACGCCACGGTAAGTCGACGATTACATCCGTGGCATTTCCGGCTTGGACTTGGGCGCAGCGGGATCGTAGTCCCACGAGTGGGCCGGGCGTACAGTTCCTGATGGCGTCCTATGCCAATCAGCTTGTGCTGCGCGACTCTGTGAAGTGTCGGCGACTGATTGAGTCTCCGTGGTACCAGTCTATGTGGGGCGAGCGGTTCAAGCTTAATAGCGATCAGAACACCAAGAGCCGCTTTAGTAATGATCAGGGCGGTGAGCGACTGATTACATCGGTTGGCGCGGCGGTTACTGGTGAGGGTGGTTCGATCATTGTGGTCGATGACCCTAATAGTGCGTCTGAAGCCTTCTCGGAGGCAAACATTGAGTCCACCATTGAGTGGTGGGACGGTACGATGTCGACTCGTCTTAATGACCAGAAGACGGGTGCGTATATTGTGATTCAGCAGCGGCTGGCTGAGAATGACCTGACTGGGCACATTCTGGAGAAAGAGTCGGACAAGTGGACGCATTTGTGCCTGCCGATGAAGTACGAGCCAGATCGTGCGTTCAAGACGAGCATTGGCTGGGAAGATCCGCGCACTGAGCCGAATGAATTGCTGTGGCCAGATCGGTTTGGCAATGAGGAGGTTGCGAACCTAGAGCGTTCGCTGGGGCCGTTTATGGCTGCTGGGCAGTTGCAGCAGCGTCCTGAGCCTGCTGGCGGCGGTATCATCAAGCGTGACTGGTGGCAGTTGTGGGAGCAGCGTGAGTTTCCGCCGATGGACTTCATCATTGCCTCGCTGGACACGGCGTACACAGTGAAGACCAGTAACGACCCGTCTGCTATGACGGTGTGGGGCGTGTTTACTACGGACACGCACGCGACGGCGTATCGTATGCTGGATGCTGATGGGCGCCCCATGTACATTGACCGGTCGTTCAACGAGACTGCGCCAAAGGTCATGATGATCCACGCGTGGACTGAGCGGCTGGAGTTCCATGATCTGGTGGAGAAGGTGGCCAAGACCTGCAAGGCGCTGAAGGTCGACAAGCTGCTGGTGGAGAACAAGGCGAGTGGTATCTCGCTGGCGCAAGAAATGCGGCGGCTGTACGGGAACGAGGGGTTCGCGGTGCAGTTGA